CCAGTAATTTGGCTCAAAGCAAAACTCAACTTGAGACTCAGTTCGTCCGTCTGTGTTCTCGTGTGTCTGCATAGCAGCGACAAAACTCTTAGTCCACGATGATAATCCGCCATTGCCATACATTAGTCCATTGATGTTATTTCTAGCTCTCCAACGGAACACAGCATTTTCGTATTCCGCATTAGGAAAATGCAGCGTTTGATTAAAAAAACTTGGATCGGGGATGTTGTCTCCGTCCACAAGGATAAATCGTTCAGTGCTCGATAGTTCCGCGGCCGCCTTGTGTGCTGCGTCAGAGCCCTTAACACCATCGACCCTTTGGGCCCAAGGCACCATGTTTTTAATCTTGACCCAAAACTCTTCTTTGTTAGGTTCGTCATATGTTAAAAAAATACAATCTAAATCTGCTATATCAACTTTGCTCATAAGTCCGTTTGCTCCAATGTGTTGCTGTGTCTTTGTTTGAAACTACTGCAACGTCACGTGGATCACAAGGTGTACCGGTTTGTCCAGGTACTAGTTTATAACTTGTTGTCCACGTTAGTTCTACTATTCGTCCATCCCGCACACGTATATTTGATTTACCTTGTGCGTATTGTTCTTGTGTTAGCTCTAAGTAATTACCTGGTAAGTCCTCCATGCTATAGAATAGCGGAACTCCTTCTTTGTTGTAATACAATCTATAGAATATCGGCTCGACTTCGGGCCACACAATATCAAACATTCCAGTCCTTTACATTGTAATGGAAAGCACCCCATTGCGCAACCGTTTGTATTCTTAATGGGTCTGTTTCCCAAACTAGTTCTTTTGTCCAGTCTTCTGTTTGTGTTCCGGCTATGTGTCGTTTCATATGCACTATCTTTGGATAGCTTGCAAACGGCAATGTGCAACGTTCTGGTCCAATAATCTGTGCGGCCATAGCATACACCAAGTCAGTATCGGGCGCATCAGGCGGAAACTTTAACAAGGTTTTAAACTGTTCCCAATTCCCAAATATATCGCGCACAAGATCAAAGAACTCTTTTGCAGTTTCTGAAAGACGCCAATATGTAATAGCATTGTACACATCTGGGAGATTGTTATCGTCAAATACTTGTCGGTAATTACGAACTGTGCTTGTATGGTCTTTCCAATCCCTGCATCCTGTAGATATTACTAGATCACGATGCTTAAACATATCCCACCAATGCTCAATGGAACTAGCAATCATCATGTCTGCTTCTAGTTTTATTGTTTCACGAAATGGTGTGTTTTTAAACACCAGATAGTCGTTAGCAAAAGGATTTTCGTTTTGAATATCTACTGTGTGCGTGTACGCAAACAGAACAGGGTCTGCTGCATACTTTTCATTTGTAAGCAAGCAAATGCGAGCGCGAGGATTGTGCATTAACAGCGTCTTTGCTAATGCTCTAGCACAATCAACATAATCAGTGCCGCCTACATTAAATGCAGGAATAATGTATCCTTGTTCTTCAATTGGTTTCAATTACTGCCTCCAAATACTTTTTACCCATAGCGTGAAAGTCTTGTCCTGTAATGCCTACTGCCTTAGGCTTACAATCTTGTCCTTGATATCGCATGTGCCATAGTTCGCGATTTCCTGTGCCGTACACTTCTCTTGTTAATTCTACATCGGGTGTCACACTCATCAAGGGCCAGGGAATAGAGTCCACTGCAAGTGTATGCCCAGATACAATACCCAGCGCAATACTTAGAGCATAGTCATTGCGATAGTTCTTTTCACTAATGCTATACAAATTTCTGTAGTGCTGCCAATTGTTTTTGATCATTTCCATGCTATCAAAAATGTATTGTGCTGTGTTAGATTTTCTAAACATCATTACAGTTGCCCACCACATAGGGAACTTGTGCGAGCCAAACGTATCTAAGAATGGTTCATCAGCGCGAGCAATATTAAATGCTGACCTATGCGCTATAAAGTCCTGCGGTGCTGCTAAGGCTCGTTTAAGTTGATCACCACAGACGACGTAATCGGAATCGAGGACAAGGGTTTGTTCAAATGGAGATAAACTGTAAGCATCTGTTCTTCCGGCGTTGTGCCACGAAACAGTGTCTGCATAATCTTCAAAGTATCTTGTACCCCCGGTTTGCGGCGATGTGCAAATGACGTGCTCAAATCGTTTATGTAATCCAGGGTCCGTTGCATCTGTGACGAGTGCAACCGGAATGTTGAGAAAGTGACGAATCCTTTCAGCACTCCAAGTCGCCATTTTAACATAATCCGTTTTTTCGTTATTGAACGCAAAGATTAATGCTCCTGTTTTCAACGCTTTTTGTTTTGATTTTCCCATTCCAGCAACCATGCGTTCATTTGTTCTTGCCAGATTGCATGCGACTTAGCAAACAACTCTGGCGCTTTGACTTTGATAGGGTTATCATACAAGTCTAATATTACCACAGGGTCTTCAGGACTGCATTGTAGTAATACTGCTTGCAGTTCTGGACCAGCACGCCACATTCCGCCGGCGTGGGCGAATAGCATTTTGGCTTCATATTTTTCTTTTAACAAACGCTTGGCAGTTTGGTGATCAAAACGGGCTCGCGAATGTGCAATCAAGGCTTCAGTATCCATAACACATTATAAAGGAAGTAGAGAGAAAAGTAAAGGGGCAATTGCCCCTTTTGATTAAACTGTTGTAGCTGCAACAGTGGGCGAACCCCACGAGTTAGTCAAGTAAGTTGTAGAAGGTGGGAAATAGGTACAAATAGTACAAGCACCAGTACCTGGTGTAGCACCAGAAGCTGCTGTACCACCTGAGATTGGATCGCTGTCGCCATTATACCAAGTTGTAGTAATTGTTAGTGTATCGCCACCGGCGTTTTTAGCAATTGCATGTTGAATGTAATTGGTTGTGTACGGAGCAGTGTCTGCGAATTGCTTGTAAACAATTGTCGCTGCTGCACCAGCAACTAATGAATCCCAGCCTGTAGCGGTACTTAGAACGTTAGGTGTTCCTGTTCCTCCAATTTTGGTAGTACCCGTATATGCTGTTCCAGCAATTGTTTTGGATGCTGCTGCACCTGAAATATAGATATCACCGCACAATGTATTAGCTAAGTCGTTCCATTCCGGGTCACCGGTATTACCAGTTGCGGTTTTACTAACATCAAGTTTAATAAGCCCGCCTGCATTAAAGAAATAACTTGCTGCTGCGGAACTAGCCCAAGTGACTGTATTAGTAAATGTTATAGTCCAAGTTGCACCAGACTTACCAGCAGTATTTGAGTTTGTTCCAGACCAACCAGTGAATTGAGATCCTACTGCTGCTGCATTTCTTGCGTTTGTAGTACAGTTTGTTAAGTCTGTATTGAGTGCAGAAAGAATACCGATAGTTTGGCCAGTTGTTGGGGCAGTTCTTGCTGTAATTGTAGTGTTTGTTTGACTACCCATTGACGCCAGAGTATTCACCAAAGAAGCCCATTGCGTAGCTGTGACAGTACCACTGGTGCTAACAGTACTCAATGCGGATTGTCCCCACAAGGTATTCCAAACGCCATTAACGTTAGCACCTGAGTTGGTGCTAACAAAACCATTATAGTCTGTGGCTTGGATTAAACCGCCGCTTGAATATGTCATTATCTAATTCCTGTTTACTTAATAGTCACAATTGCTTCTATTGTACCTTCTTCTGGGGTACGCTTGTCAACCAGTGCTCGCCCAATAGTGTTAAATGCAGTAGCTTCACCAGGAAGAGCTGCTCTTGCAAATCCATTACCTGCTGATACCAATCTATCGCCTTTGTTAATATAACCCGTAGCTTTTACCGGAACTCGACCAGTCATTGCGACCTTGGGATGAGTATCGTCTTCTCCGGCACCGCCGTTCATAGTGTAGGCTGGTTTAGTACTTATGACCCCGAATACGTTTTCGCTCAAATCATTGCGAGAACGTGTGATTTCTGCGGAACCGCCTAATTCAACAACAGTACCTGGCTCTAATGCTTCGTCTGCATGGAAACGTTCTGCAACGTCAGCGTAAAGTGCAGTAGTAGCAGTAGCAAACACTTGGTTAAAGTAGTTAGAGCTAGAACCAATATTACCAACAGCGTTTGTTCCTGTTTTAGCAATACTGCTTGTGCTTAAATTACCAGTGTATAAAGTACCTGTGTCGATAACAACAACGTTAGCTACACCGCCTACGTTGAAGTTAATGTTTCCATTTGGTGTGCCAACGTTGCCTTCTGAAGTGCCGTTTGTAAATTTAGTAACAGAAACACCTAAGCTCAAACCAGTTAGTTGTGATCCATTACCGATAAAATATGTGCCAGCGACGTTGGCGGCTGAAGTAATATTACCAGTTGCGCTTACTAGACCACTGGTGCGCAAATTACCAGAATCTACGTTGCCTGTGGCAACAACTGACGCACCAGAAATAGCAGCAACGGAAATTACGTTGCCACCACGGATGTTGCCAGTTGCACTCACCAAGCCGCCAGTGTTAACGTTGCCGCCGGTGATATTACCAGTGACGGTTGTTGTAGTTCCTACTGTAAGTGCGTTAGCAACAGCAAATGTGCCGCTTGCACCAAGTGCTTGTGCAACTGTATATGTTGTGCCGCCTACGTTAGCCTGGATATTTAAATTACCTGTGCTAATTGCGCTCTTGATGTTGGCATCGTTGCCAGTAATGTTTACGTTGAAAACATTACCTGCACCAACAAATAAGCCTGCGTTATTTAGAACGTTTAGTTGGCCAGTTGTTTGTGCGTTAGCAGTAGCTCGCATAAAGTCTGTAGAATCCAAACTATCGAGCGTTTGTGCATTTGTTGCAGAACCAGCAAACACAGGAGATCCTGAGTTGGTTAATGTGATACCAGGATAGATGGTTGGGAATGTTGTGTTAGTTGGTGCAGCTGGAGTAAAGCTAGCATCCTTTGAAACAATAGCAACACGAGTGTTATTAACATACAAACTAGTCACAAAGTGAGGAGTTGCACCAGAGTCGTTAATGGTTTCAGGAATAGCACCAGCAGTACCAGTTGAGCTGGTGTAGGCCGGTCCGACTACCAAGAACGCAGAGCCCGTCCAAACTTTTAACTGTTGGTTAACTGTATCGTACCATAAGTCGCCTGTGACGTTTGATGTTGGTGCAGTTGAACTAGAAGTTGCTGCGGAAATTGTTTTAAATGTTGTACCGTTATAAACTTTAAGCAAGTTGTTGGTTTTGTCCCACCACAATTGTCCAGTTAATGGAGCACTCGGTGCAGTGGTATTAGAACCGTTTTCTAACAAGTGTATAAAGTTATCGTCAAGAAATTGTCCGTAGCCAGCATAGTTTTTGCCTACCAGCGTCATGCTACTTGATGTGTTAACAGTGCCGTCAGCAATAGTTGCAAAAACGGTGCCGTCGGTAAGATTGATTGTATATGCCATGTTGGGAGCCTTATTCCTATATTATTCTATATTTATACAGCATTAATGTTGCTTAATGTCTGTATGCGCAATGTGTAGTCGATTTGAATCTGACGGTTCAAACTCTTTTGTACAGGGTGGAAAATTACGTGTGTAATTAAGCGCAGATTATCTGCACTTCCGTTCCATACTTTAAGTCCTAGTTCATCAAATACAAATTCACCGTTAAAATTAGTTGAGTTATCAAATGCTTGCTGTTCCGGAGGTTCACCGTAGTCTAGTAAACAAGTTACTAGAATATCTGAATAAACATTGCCTGCGGTATGGAGAACTGTCATTTTATTGTTCTCAGGATCTGTGTCAGCAGCAGAGTTATCGTCAACTACTTTTGCATAAGTTTGGTTATACAAGTCAGCATTTTGACCTGTTGTGTTTGGGGGCAAATATGTAATAACACCAGTGGGGTCCACTGAGCTGCCGCCGTTGCCAAATGCCATTTGATAGATGTACCCAAGTCCGCGATCGCTCAAAGTTTGCGCCATAGCTACAGAAATGTTTTCGTAGTGAATAGCATTATGGTCGTTGTAAAATATTTCGCCGCTAGCAGGATCGTGTATTTTAACGTGCCCTGTAATTTTAGCTAGTCCAGGAGTAATCATGCTCTGCCCTCCACATAGGTTTTCTGCGTTTTTGGATCAAAAATACGCATGTGGGCTTGCACAGAAATTGTGCCTTGCTCGTTAGGCTTGCGTGGTTTTGCCTCTGTATTGCTTGTTTTTAGCGAATTTGGTACTGTATTTGACATGATCATTTATTTACCTTGTTATAAACCACGCAAGAACCTTGCAGCACGGGTCTCAGTTTCTTGTAAAGCAACGCCGTCTGATGGAGTTCCGTTGCCGGGTGCATACCAGGTCACACCGCGGCGTTGTAGTATAGTGACTTCTACACCATCGGGCGGAGTTGCTAGCGGTGGGTATACTGTATCGTCAACGATAAACTCAATAGCTAGCGGATTAAAGTCAGTTGCAATCCAACGATATTGGCTAGTTGCTGTGGTATCAGCATAGTTATACTGTCTCTCGCCACCCACGTAAACTTCGATGCTTTCAACATAAATTGTACTCGAATCCCCAAAATCAGATGTGCTAATATTTGGTGCATAGAATACTGTGGTTGATCCGTCTGCAACACTAGTGTCTTTTACAACATAGTCTTGGAACTCTTCTGGGAGTAAATTACCGCGGCTAATATCATATACACTAGCCCCAATTTCGTGACTTGCTGTACCAGTACCAGCGGTTCCTCTACGTAAGCCGCTTATAGTATTCAGCGCAGTATTACGCTCGCGATACATAATTCTTTCGCCGTCGATGGTAATTAACCCAAATACCCCATTTGGTAAGTCTGGAGCACTTAATTTGCTAGCATCAACAACATAAGCAATATCGGCAGTTGCTGACAATGGCTGGGCTAGTTCGGTAGTAGTAGCTTCAGTAATTCTATAAGTTGCTTGCACTCCTCGCATATCTTGGAAGATACGGAATGCAATTGCTTCCGGAACTACAGAATTTGTAAATTCAGTGACTACTAAAACTTGATTTCCACCAATAGGACCAGATGCAAGAATTAATTGATCGCCTTCTACTGTGTAATCTTCCCCTTCAAACAATCTTAAGCCGTCGAGTGTGACCCATAGTCTTCCAGCCACAACATTGCCGCGCTCTAAGTTAAAATCATTTATAGGTATAGATGTACCTTGGCTGTAATCAAACGAGCCCGGAGTATTGTCGATTGTTGCAGAATCATATGGAGTGCTGTCATACGGTTCGGTGACTGTTAAACCTGTGTCAATTGGGCCTGCAAAAACTAACGTTAGTATGTTTTGTTGAGCAGTATCATTCCATGATGTAACTGCAAACACATCACCAAGGTTGAAGTTTGGAATTATCTGTACTTGATCATTAATTACAACATATTCTGCAATTGTCGAAACACTAATCAAGATACGAGCGCCAGCAGCAGGTGGTGTAGCGAATACCACCTGGCGTCCAGGAGTATTGCTTCCGTCCCAGTTTGTGACACCATAATCGCCAACAATTGAACCAACGCTTTGTGTTTGTAGCACATTATCCACCCATACAGATACATCAGCGGGGGCATTAATAATGCTTTGTTCGTATCCACCGCGTTGTGGCAAACCAAAACTTACACTAGAGTCATCGCCAATCCATTCAATACCTTCTGCCGGCTGCAAGCGACGACCGTTGCGAGTCACTACTAAGTTAGCAGGATTGGTTCCTTGTAAGCTGTTTGTTATTGTTAAAATGTGATTATTAACAATTGTTTCGTCTGCTACAAAGTATTGTGTTTGTGGAGTACTCCAGCTATAGCTAACTGGGCTAGATACACCTAACACTACAATAGAAATGCCGTCGGTTGGTCCAAAGCTAGAGTCAAATGTGACTTTAGTTTGTAATGTAGGAACAAATTCAAACCAATATGCAGTATTGGTAATGTTAGTGCCTGCTGGTACATCTTGCAACGCTCTGTAATAATCCCCAGCATTATTAACAATGTCTAGTTTATTGTAGGCATTTAAAATATTCCAGGTTGTAGATTCAGTGTACGCTTCCCAAGATAAAGAATCGTAATATTGTCCGTTGACAAATGTTGCTACATTACTAATTTCTGCGGCGTTAACAGGCACAACAATTTCGTTGTCAATTTCGGCACCTGTATAATTTTGTCTGTACAATTGGCTACCACCGCCTACTTCATAAACAGATATGTTTAAAATATCCCCGGCAGTTGCATTATCTAGTATGTCAATTGTTTGATTTACCCAATCAATTATGTAATCAGTGTCTTTAGTTAAATCTAAACCAGTGGTTTGATTACTTACAATTATTTCTGTTGGGTGATCAACTACGCCTGCCCAGCTATAAGTGCCGGTGACAAAAGGATCAAATTCGTAGCGTATGCTGCCAATCTGGAATCCATGACCGTCAAATTGCCAATCGGAGCCTGGGCGAGTATATACACGGAAATCTAGTGTATCGTATTCTGCACCGTTAACTAGTTCTTCTGGAGCATGACCTTCGTATGGTCCAATGAATTCGCCACCATCAACATTAATGTCAGTAAATCGTGTTCCTAAGTACTGATCAGTAAAGCTGCTTTGGTAATCAGCATCGAGGTTTAATGTACCAAGGAAATAATCTCCAAATACTTGTACTCCCGGGTAATCAACACCGTCAACTAACAATGGTAATTCTAGGCCAGGTTGATTTGCTCCGGCAACATAGTATCCCATGGTACGGTCAACACCCGACAACTCGCTTGCAGGAACTGGCACCCAATCTTCGAGATTAAATGTAGGGCCTACGTTAGCAGAGCTGCCGTCGCTGTTTTCTGCACGCCAAACTCTATCATCATAACGTACCAAAGTGCCGTTTTCGTAAGTGCCGCTAGAATTCCATGTTTCAATTGCGGTTTGGTACTGGAATCTATCATACTTAATTACTGTACGGAAACTACGTACCAAGCCGTTGCTCATTACAGCGTATGCTCTAGCACCAGTGCCGTTGCCGCCGTCAAATATAACAGTAGGAGTTTGTAGGTATCCAGATCCTGGATTAATTACGTTAATTGCAACCACTTGGCCTAGGCTATTAATTACTGCTGTGGCTTCTGCTGCTTCTGTAGCATCTCCTGAGAATATAATTGTTGGCGGTTCAGTATAACCAGTTCCTTGGTTAACAACGCTAACGCTGTCGATGCTCAATAGATGATTGTTGTACCATTGACTGTACGGCCACTTGCTCCAAATTGTAGAAGTTGACGATGCATCACTAAGAGTGTTAGTGGCCTGCGGTGTTGAATGTGCGTAAGGCAACAAAATTGGACTAGTGTATTGTGGTACTTCTAGGGTTGTATTATAGTATGCTGGTACGTCAAAGTCAGTAGTGTCCCCGAAGTATTCATCGAAGCCACTATATTGCAAGTTAAACTCACGAACTTGCACGTGATAAGGTTTAACTTCTTGAATATAATCCGAAACGAATTCTTGATTATCTCGAGTGTAGTTTTGGAATGGAATCAACTCACGGATTCTGTGATCAACGTCAATCAAACTAGTTTTAACTAACCATTCAGGCGCTGCAAATTCGCTCAACACATAGTTGAACATCAACACCATCGCTTTGTTGCGCTCAATTAACAGATCGTCGATAAACAATTCTTCGTTGATTGCTTGAATAATTTTTCTAGTTTCGATAACAGGTTCTTGATCAAAATATTGTGCGTCAAAAACTTCAACGTCAAATCCAAAACGTCCAATAGCATAATCCCATAGTTCTGCAGAGAAAGCAATTGTACCATCCTGCAAGCCCACACGCTGCCAGCCAGTATCGGTTAGCAGATAGATTTCCCATTTGCCTTGAGCGTTTGCAGTGACTTTAACTGAACTTCCAACCATTACATTTAGTGTTGCCAAGGCGCTATAGTTTGGAACTTCAACAATTACCTTGGTGCTAGAGTTGTATCCTGGTAGGTACCAATTGATATAACTCCAGTAGTCAGCAGTATTATAACCTTGTACTCGAGTTAATACTAGGATACGGCCACCTAAATTGGCAGTATCAGACTCAACGGTGTAAATGGTCCATAAGCCTCTGTTATCGCTATCACTTACTACAAGATATTTGTATCCCAATGGAACTGCATAGATATCTTGGAATCCAAGTATCTCTAAGTTAGCGACACGCAAATTCCACAGACCAGAATTAGAACCTGGTTCTGGTTCGCTCGAGTTCAACAATGTAAATGTTCGGCTTTCGCTAATAGGGTATAGTTTCAATACATTATTAGCACGAGTCAAATAATTGCGCAACGCTTCAAATCGATCTACAAACATTGACTGGCGTGGGCGGAATTGTACGCCATAACGCTCCGCTGGACCTAAGTTAGGATCAGGTACAAGATTACCAGCGGTATCAATTCCACAGAAACTGTCCTGAAGTTTGCGATATAAATTATCACTTAAGAATCCGTCTGCTTTATCTTGTGCAATTAGTTCGTATTCGACGTGAACGTTGTTGTTAGTATATTCGCGATCAAATTCAATGTTAATAATTGTATCTGATGCTTCGATTAGGTCGCCTGAGTTATATAGCGCAATAGTGCTGCTATTAATAGGAGCAAGATAGCTAATGCCACTAGCCTTTGGATCTTGAATATATTGAGCTACTGTTGCAATGCTCAATGTCTTACCTAACTGTGTGGCAGTTGTAGTAAGTCCCTTGACCCAGAAATAATATTCAGTGACAAATGTTCCGCTTGTAGACAAGCTAGAATTAATGCTATAACTTAATGTATCTAAAGGTGTGCCTGGGCCTGTGTATTCCACCGGAGGCACAGGGCTTACAATCCATTGATAAACATCTACTGAGCTGCCTGGGAATACTTGTCCCCAACGACGGCTAGCGTAAACAATATCATCTTGATTAGGATCAATAAAACGCACAGTAGAAATATCCCACCATACTTGCCCAACATAGTCTGCACCCCACGTAGTACCGCGAATATTCACTGGACCTATGTTATAACTAGCAGGATCAACTGCACCAATGTAATCAATATTCTGTCTTGCGGCACCAAGAATCTTTCCTTGCAACGGATTAAAGAAGTCAAGGAATTCAGTAGTAGAACTTGTAATTCTATCGTATAAGAATACGCTGTTGAGCAAGCTAACATCAACAACTGGCTGTTGCTCACGGATTACTGACCACGCAGGTGTGCGGTTTGTATTTTCAAATACAAAGACTCTACCAAATGCTGCGGCGCTGTCGCCGGCATCGTTAGTAGGGGCGCCAACCATTAATACACCAGATGTGTAGTTAACTGCGGTACCAAATTGATCGTACGGTGCAATATTAGAATCAGTTAACTGATTACCAAATACAAACATGCCAGGATTATCCACAGATAATGATGAACTTGGCAAGTAATCGTATAGGTACGCCACACCGCTTTGGATAATAATGCTAAAGAACAGAGTGCTTCCAGCATCAAATATCGTTGTTCCATTATCCCACAAGGTTTCGAGATACTCTGTGCCTCGCGGAGCACCAATGACTAAACTAGTCGCGGTGTCATCAACACTAATGCTTGAACCGAATCCCGATAAAGCAGTTGGATATGGGCTTGTAATAGTTTGTGTGTATACAAAGGTTTCAAAACCTAGTGCATCAAACACATCACCGACTGCACCCGGTGCAACTTGTAATTTATTAAATTGCGGTGCTGCATCGCTGTTCTTAACGCTAATAGTCAAATATCCTGTTGTTGATACTGTAGCATCAACGTTAGGTACCGCAGCATTAATAGCCGCCGCTAGTCCAGTGACATTTTGATTAGGAGCATTAGGAACTGCTACTTCAATATTATTAACACGAATGGTATCGCCATTGTCTAAAGTAGGATTTGCTACTGTAGCAGTAATAGTTCCGTAGATGCGGCTCTGGTTAACACTACGTTCAACAGCACCACCTTTAAATATTTGAACTGAGCTCTGCGGTTCACCTACATATAAGCTGCAATTATAAGAACAGATATCTGTTGCAGCGCCGTAGTTGCTAAACTCAGCAACAACATTTTGATTAATCTGTTGAAGTTGTGCAAATTGATTAGTTTCAATTTCGATCGTATCGCCGATTGCTAACGTTGCATTGATAGTAATATCATTGCCACTGACAGAGAATGTATTATTAGCTCCAACAATTCCATCGGTTTCGTTAGTTAAAAATACATTGTTAAGGATAACACTTACTGGGCCAGTAATTGAACCTAGCACAGTATAGGTATCTTCTGATGCATTGCTAACAATAAATTTCTGTACATTTCTGTCAAAGACGTAAGTGCTACCAGCTTCTAATTCACTGTCAACGGTGCTATATGGTGCACCAACGATCAATTGACGTCCGTCTGTGGTGCAACTAATTGATTGACCAAAGCGGTCGCTACCTCCAAGGCCAGCAACAGTAATAGAATCAACATATTCAAAATAACTTTGAGCTGTTGCTATTATCACAGTACCTTGTGCTGGTACAGTCACAAACGTTATGTCTGTTGTGCCAGTGTTAAACGTATAATCGATGTTAGGACGATACAACACACCGTCAACTGTAATGCTAAACGAGTATATACTGTTAACTGTAAAGAATTGCTCGTTCAACGAAAATACTGTTGCTAGCGAAGGCGGAGTGTAAGCAATTGTGAATGTTGTCACCGCACCGGCGTTTACTCCAGTCACTGTTAGTGTAGCGTTGTTTGTGCCGCCAAAGCTGCTGCCAGCAATGGTAATAGTATCACCTATAGAATAGCCACTACCGCCATTGGTTACGCCAACTGTACCTTTGTCTGCACCTGGCTGACCAATTTCGCCGCGTACTCTTACAATTGTAAATTCAGCGTTGGTGCCTGACCCAGAGGTTGCACTTTGTGAAACTTCATAATATGTTCCAGAATCTAATTGGAAAATAGAATAACGTTGGATCTCAATTAATGTATCCAATGCTGGGGCTGTTGTAAAGGTCACTGTAGTAAAGCCACCATCAACTGTGTAGTCTGTGCCCAGGATTAAAATTTTCCCATCAACAGTGACTTTTAATTGTGTTGCTGCATCAATTTGTATAGCTGAACTGATATCGTACGACACAGTTTCGCCGTCGCCCCGTGACTTAATAAATTGATCTTGCCAGGTGACACGTCCGTAGGCGTGTACTTGGTTGAGCCCAGGTGCGCCAATGTACATCCATCGTTCGTCTGCACTCATCACTACGCTGTATCCAAACTCTCCAGCACCGGGAGTGCTTACAGTAGTTGTCCCAGGCTGTGTAAGTAATTGCCATTGTGCGTATGGCACAACACCTGGTTGACCAAGCGCCGGATCTTTATAAATTACACATGCGTAGCCATTATTAGCTTGGCTTGCAGGACCTAAACTTGCACTTGCACCAGCAACGGCCCAAGTTTGATTTCCAAAGTCAACTGCATTGCCGTATCCACGAACACCTGTAGCATCTAGTGTAAGAATTGCATCACCGGTTGCTGTAGGGCTTACTAGTGTATACTGGTCGCTATAGCTCTTGACGTATACATACACACCGCCCTTAGCTGTGCCGGAACCAAAATTATATCTCGGGCTACCAACTAATGCTGCAAAACGATTAGTTGCTTGCGCGACTGCACTACCGTACTGTTCACCAGCGTCAAGTAAGACAGGAGCAAGCTCGACTACTTCAGAGAAAACATTAGACTTTTCTAATACTTCCCAGTTTCCTGAACCGTTGTTATCTACCCATACTTTAGCACCTGGTAAAATATCATTGACATACGGTAGGTTAATAATGTCGCTAGCTTGCGCAACACGCATAGTTTGCAAAGTTAGTCCTATACCTGTTCCATTGACTACGACTCTTCCAGCTCTAAAAGTAAACGCAATGTTTACTGTGTTCAAATCAGGAACCGCCAACACTTCGTAAACACCATTAACTTCGGTATCAAAGAATCGAATGATTAGTTTATCACCAACTGAAAGTCCATGGTGAGCACTAAAAATCACTCTACTTGTGCCGTTGAGGTTATCACAAACGTGCTGGATTTGTCCCGGTACCTGTTGTGCGCGATAAATGTTCCAGTCGTAGCTGTTAACTTTAGCAACCCATATAGCAGTACCAACATCAATGTTATTGATGTTTGCAGAAAGACTAGAAGGGTCATTGATGTCAAATACAGTAATATCTACGTCATCAATGTTTACATAACCGGCGCTAGGCAACGCTGTATCAGTAGGTACAGTAGTTGTTGTAGGCAAGAAGTTCGGGCTAGTTAACCTGTAGCTCTGACGCCAGATGTCACTAAACAATATTTGTTGATCAGCTTGACTTTCTTGTTGCGGTAATACCACTTGAACCAAACTTGGATTTGGATTAAGGAATGATCTATCTAAACGCAATTCCACAAAGCTACGGTTAGCATTAGCACCGTAAACTGCACGTTGGACTGCCCAGTTTTCGTAAATTTGATAATCGCCTGATTCTTTACCTAGGTTAGCTTGAGAGAACAATTCTGCGCTGAGTATAGTCCCTTTGCTATCTAAGAATTGACGATACACGTTAACTTGACTTATATCGTCAAGGTTAAGTGCTGCCATGTATTGACGCGGACGGAAACCAATTAATCCGTATGACAATAAATCATTGTCATTTTCGATGTTAGCTTCGTTAATGTTATAACTGTTAGCTAATTGATTTGCCTTGTTAGCAATGTTTGGGAGTAATCCTAATTCAATTTGAGTATAATCACTTTGCGTCCATACATTGTAATCAAATGATGTACTTGGTTGTACGATAGTTAGTGCAGACCAATATACATTCTTGTACTTAACAATTTCGCCTTTGGCATAAGTGCGCAACCCTGTCCATTCTTCAACGTTGTCTCTGTTAAGAATAAAACCTTGTGCATCTACCTGCCCATTCCAGTCCGTAGTAGTGACTGCAACTAAGCTGAGTCGGCTTTGGCGAGCGCCGGTTGTAGGTTGGTAAATTAAATCGCCGAACACACTTTGATTGTTCAAAACAATCATATGTTCATAACTTGTATAACGTAAGTCAATAAAACTTAACGATTGATCAGTTAACGGCTCAACAGTAAATGTGTTGTTAATACGTGTGATGTTTAAATTGCGTGTGGGCAACTCTCGACGATTTTGATCTAGCAACACATCTTCGCTAGTTTGAGCACGAATACTATCAACAACTGCTTGTGGCTTTGTCACCGATAACTTAAATGCCAATGGGTTCAAGTTAATCAGAGCATTTTCGCTCCAACCTTGTTGGCTCCAGTACAAGAATTCTTGAGACATTTGCTCCCAAGTTAACACATACCCGTTGGTAATGTTAGTAAATTCTAGTCCTTGTCTTTCTAAGAACTTCCCGTAGCTTAACAAAAAGTCAACAACGCCAGTTTCGTTTGCAAAAATATACCCGTAAGGTATTTGCACTACATTATCTGTGTACAAAGTAGGCACACGAACAGTGATTCCTGCTGTGCTTATTGTTTGTTGTTTACCAGCAGCTCTGCTAGCCAACACATTAAAATAAGGTTGTGTGGTGCTATAACCAAAGACTGCATAGCCGCCGGATACTTGTTGGATAACCACACTTGAATAACTAGAGCGATCAAATGCTTGATTTTTGTAAAGCAATAAGTTATAGCTCTCGTCGGGAATCATCAGCGTTGTGTTTGTGCTATTCGGGCTTGACTTTTCTGTAAACAATTTAATGTATTGCTTATCAGAGAAACTTGCCATTCTATAGCATAAACGAACGTCAAGGTTTGCTAAATCAGCAGTAAGAGTGTCTGTTGAGTTAATGCCGCTTTGTCGATTATAATCTACAATCCAGTTAATATAACTAGCTTTTGATAATCCATTACCGTATACTTCAACGCCGTTTGCATCAAGGCGATATCGATTGTTGTACAAGTATTGGTTAAACTCATCATTGTATCGGTATAAATCACGGTCTGCAAATAATGCAAAGAACTTAGCAGGACGAGTCACCGCCAGAACGTGCATTACTGAGAATGGATAGCTAGAGCTATTCCACCACGACGCTTCAACTGGGCCACCATCACCGACTGACCAAGATTTTTGCCATAATTGATTATTGTAATTTCCAACTACTGAATCAAAAGGACTCAATAATTGTCCTTCGTCTCCAGTAGGAATTACATTCGATAACCCAGGGCGAGCATATTCTGGACGATAGTATGGGCCAGCAGGATCTGCAACATAACCAGCTTCGAGGTCGTCCCATAAAACTAAGTTATCTTTTGTATAAGGTGCCGCGCCATATAATTCTTCCCACCATGCTGGTTCTTCACTGAACCCAAGCATTTCCCAAGGAGTACGTTGTGGTTGTTGTGTGTCGTAGAAATATCGATTAATACCGCGCCAGGCGCCTAACAAGTTTTCATTGTTAAGTTTGTTTTGTGCGCTGCTGTAGTTCCAAGAAAATTCGTTTGATGCACTATAAGTTTGAGTTTTATAATCAAGTTTATTCCAGCCACAATAGCTTAAGAAGTCTGTGGCGAATATATTGTTAATCTCTTCGAACGTGTATCCAGTATCACGGAACTGTCCAGGCAATACATCTGTAATAGTTAACGGAACTGGGTTGCCATCGAGTTTAAGGTTATTATAAATTCGAGTTTCGAACTCTAATAAAACTTGATCTCGGATATCGTTAAACGCTTTAGTAATACTACCGTCATGGCCAATAATAGCAAGTTCATCGCCGTTGCTGGTCTTTTGTGTTATGATTTCTGGGCGCCATGCTGGGTACAATCCTAGTTTAGTAGGAGTGTTTGGAACAAAAGTACTGTAAGTAGCATTGTATTCTTGAAGTCTAATAACATCGCCGACTGCCAATGTAGTTAGAATTGTAATACGAGGACCATCAGTTGCAACAATGTAATCTGTTCCGCGAGTTAGCAATACATCATTTAGATATACGTTCATGCCTAGATAATTTGCTGACTCGTAATTGTAAACTTGGACGGTATCAAATACATTAGTGCTAATTAATGATACTGTGTATTCAGTATTAGTAAACACTTCGCTGGCAGGAATCATATCTGACCAGTAAAATGGTTGTGTATCAATTTTTCCTAAAGTGATATCAGCAATTGCTGTATCTAATATTTGTCCAGCAGATTGATATTGAATGTTCTGGCGAGTCACTGCCTCGAGCATTTGTCCTTTGAACTTAGTATACTCTCTGCTGTTATATTGCAATGATGCAAAAATATTATATTCGTCTGATCGCAAGAAGTACCCAGCTAATGTTAGAGGGGCACTTTGTTGTAGAATGATCAAGCCATAAGGAACAATATTACCAAGGTCTCGACTGTTGTTAGCTCCATTAACTGTGCCAGTTAATGTAGACAAGTTTTCACAGATACTTTGGTAGTGAGTACGGATAGTACCTAGGGTGAAGCTATCAGAGTTTCCGTTTAACGGATTAGATTCTAAGTTGCTTGCAACTTGATAAAATCCTACTTGGCTAGTTTGTTCACTAAGAACCGCAACTTCAATAATATCACCGATTGCATAAGTTTCGTTTAACGTAATCGTGGTACTATCCGCAGTTGTGATATAACTGTATTTGCTTGGATCTTGGAAGACTGATCCTACGTATAATTTAATAGCAGGAATGTTAACATCAGATGATGCTACTTTAACGTCTAACTTTAATGTACTGTTTGAGTATGTAAATTTAAACTGCTGTCTAATTTGGCTTAGTGTTGCCGCAGTTTGCCATCCGATTAAACGTTCAAATACTGTGCGGGTCGCATATTCTCTTGCACTTCCTGAGCTAATGTCAGAAGTTACGCTAACGTTATCGTTAACATACAAGAAAGTATCTTTGTACAAATTGTTTTCAAATACAATGTCACCAACGTTGTTGATATTCAAATATTGCAATGGGAATTGCAAAATAGGATCAAGAACATTAGTGTCTCCAATGGCGTAGCTAAACAATTTGCTACCAGCAAAGGTAGAACTTTGATACTTGCTTTGATCTCCAAAGCTGATTCCGGTGCTATCGTAAACGTTAAACAATGGCGCTTGTTGTATACCTGTTTTTAATTGTGCTTCTGCCCATTGTGTACCATCGTACCAGAATGTTAGTCCCTTGAGTGTATTGCCGTAAAGACAAACCGTGCTTTGATCTGCTAATACTTCGCCATCGGACGCTAACGTTAAATTGATGATTGGTTGGTCGATTAACGGATTAACAGTATCCGGACTAACAAAAGATACAACATAAATTTTGTCGCGAACATCAGCATCTTCGTCAGCAGCAAAAATTACACGAGTTCCTTCAACAAATGTGTAGCCATCGATTGAGTAGCCTGTTGATCCTTCAATATTTGAAAATGCATCTGTTTCTTCAAAGTCAATGATATCAACTGGTTGTTTACCTTCTGTTCCCATGTTCCATAAACGAACGCCAGGGCGGAACTGAATAATAGGTCGCTTGGCTCTATATGCATTGTCTAAAACTGCAACCGTGTGATTATATTCAGCTGTAGCATTAATAACATCAATGTGGAACCAACGGTTTGACCGTGTCCATGCATTGAGGTCTTTGCTTGCACGACTAATAGTTAAATAGTCAAGATCACTAGGTTCTGTAAAGAGGGCACTATCACTAGCATCAACAACATATGATTCGGGGCAAACATAGTTAGCGACTGGAAGCAGTTCAATCGCTGTTCCTACTCCTGACACATAGTATTCGTTATTAGCATAACTTGCAGGTTCTACGTCACCACGGAATAACACCTTCAATCCATTAGTAAATGTTACACCATTTGGACTTGTGTATGACTTCTTTCCTAAGATATTATCAATGCGCAAAGTACTATTTTCAGTTTGGTCAATTAATAAAAAGCGCCCAAAGATTTCAGGGTCGGTGCCATCTTGGTAATATAAAACGTCTTGTACCGCAGTTAACAACGGAATCTGAGTCAGATAGCCTTGGTCATCTTTATACCAACCTGTGTTAGAATATTGCGCACCGTATCGAATTGTAAATTTATCTTGGATAGCAATGCTAGCGACTTGGTTTAATACTAGATATGTTATATTGTTGTATACAACGTAGCTAATTTGATAGATTTGGTAGCGCTCATTAAATGGAATAACGCTAGTAGAAGAATCTACCAATGACGTTCTGATCCAGCCGCCAGCTACTGGATCATCGGTAGTAGTTGAGAATACTATTGTTTTGTTGTTAAGAGTGGTGATGCCATCAAGGCCGCCATAGTTGGCAATGATATCATCTAGCGGTTGATTATTAATCTGATCAAAGTGTAACGCTGTTAAAATATCAACAGTACCGATACTAGGTAAGTTGTAATAAAAACTTTGTGCATCTTTTTGTGGAACGTTGAATGTAATTGTTCCAAGGTCTTCGCCGTTGTTCTCTACCCCGTAGACATTTCTATTGCTAATGTTTGGAGTTGATTCTACCACGCCAGCAATACCCGGAGTTGATTGAATCCAGAAGCCCGGTCCAGTACCAGGTGTACCGTTAACAATGTTCAGCTGGCCGCGCAAATTAATTTGATTTTCGCTTACATAATATAATGTATCAGGTGCATCTTGTGGTACTGTAAATGTGACTAAACCAGTTGCTGAACCGTTGCGAATTACGCCAGAATTATAAGCATCACCTGTACCGAGAGTCAGCGCATTCTTAATCCAGAATGGGTATACTCCGTTTAGGTTCAAATTGAATACGTAGGTATTGCCTCGCGCTAGAGTTAGTGTAGGGTTAGTCTGTTGATCAATTTTGTATGCAGAAGTTCCTGCATTTTGAACACGATAGTTAACTGTTTCTTTTTCGTTTTGTGCTACTTGGAATGTATAGCTACCGCCTCGAACCAATTCAATAACAGGATCATCACCAGAAATGCCAGAGAACGTGTAAACACCGTTTGCACGATCTACAACAAAATTATCGCTAGCAGGGATTCCGGTTGCAGATACATCAACAGCATCTGGGCCACCTGGAAGCCAGAAGTATTGACTAAAGTTAACAAATGTGTCAAAGTCAACAAACGGATCCCATGTGTAGAATTCGCTCGAGTATAGACGGTCTGGTCGTGTTTGATTGCCACCTTGGAAACCAATAGCATCGTTGATACCGGGATAGGTAATTGCATTCTTAATGGTGTTTGTGTCTGGCACTAAACTAATAACACCTGGTTCTAGTTGATAGTCAGCACGAACTTTGTTAGGCTCAATTACATATTTGTCATTAGGGTTTACACCTGGTCCTACTGTGCGACCAATAAACCCTTGTGTCTTTTTAAACTTTGGTTCTTGAACCAACTGATCTAACGTAGCGGCTAGAAACTGTTTATTAGTATCAGTTTGAAAAATTTCTGGTAAAAAATCTACCGAACGAACTCTAGCCATTAGATAACTCCACTTCCTGGTGCAGTACGCAAGTTGGTACTGGTTAATGCTTCAATCACGTCAATATTGTTAATAGTTGCGCCATTAACAAAAATTTCATTTGGTTGACTACGAATTTCATATAAGTCACCAAAGTACTTTTGTGTATTCAATGGGACAAGAACTACAGAACTAATAATAGTTCCTAGTTGTTTGTGTAGATAACCTGCTAGTTCTGAGAAGTAGAAGGTATCACCAAAATTCCATTTGTCAATACTAAAATAGTTATTCATTTCTGTTATCACGGCGTTCTTAATTTCGCTGGTGCTGGCAGTAGATCCTTGCGCACGGATTACTTTAATTGTTGCTCGCAATTCAGGTGCTGCCTTTTCCCCAAACAATGGTTTAAAGGTCACTGAGTTTAAAACAATGTTATCGCTTAACATTTTATAATCGTCGAGACCTTGGTATGCTGTGCCTAACTCGTCAATTGACGGCATATCTGGTTCGACCACAGTATTAGTTGTGTCTTTGATCCAATTTTGATAGGCAGTATAATACGACTGTGTCACCACGTACAAGTCAATAATGTTTGTAGTGCCTGGGTCAATACGATTAGTTAGCGGTGAGTTGTGACGATATTGATAGTACAAATCCTGGCGGCCTGTGCGTGCAAGCCAGCCACTAGCCTCAACCACACTACGAACACCGGTTGTGCTAATGGTTAATTCGTAGAATACTTCATCATCGTAGGCATAGAATACTTGCCCTGGGCTCCATTCAGTTAATACTAATTCAATGTCTTCAAGGGTAGCATAATCGCTATTAACAACTCCTGATTCAACCAGTAGATAGCGTTGCAAGTTGTCAAAGTCTACAGTTTGTTGCAAGAATACTAGTTTCTGATTTGGATTCACTGCTGGTGCAACAATTTCGTTAAAGAAATCTGGGTTATCAGGAACGCCATCGTTATCACTGTCCCGGAATCCAACTAACACTTGGAAGTCGTCGACATATCCGTCGCTTTCAACTGGTTGTCCAGTGATAGTTGTATAAACGTCACCGGGTAAGTGATCTGTTGAGTCTGGCTTGGTGTTAACTGCAAGAATATTAATAAAGTCTTTAATAACTGTACCAGTTCGGCTGTCGTATACTTGTTGACCGTCGTAAAAGAAGAATCGTGTTTGCAACACTGATCCAAACGAATATGCTAGGCCGCGGAATGTAATTGTGTAGTTTTGATTTTCAGTGACGAACTGAATTAACCAAGAAGCATCACTATTGGTTCCTGCTGTGCTACCAGCATTAGCTAAACTAAATGGAGCATCTTGATCAAGGTTAGTTGATGTAATCAAATACCAAGTGGCTGGAGTTCCAGTTATAGTTCCGTCGTTATCGTATCCGAGGCCAAAATTGCGGTATAAAACAATCTGTTCAGCCATTGCGGTTTCGATGCTGAGAGGCAAGTCGGTGACAAATAATGGAATAATTGTATCAACAATAGCACCAGTTGGAACAAAGTTGTTAAGTGTCACAGGCCCGGCGCCTGAGCTCAAATTACCAAGGCCGTTATTACTGCCATCGCCTACTACTTCAAGCGGGCTCGCCCAAATCTCTAGACGTTCTTCAGCACGGGTTGGTGTGCCTTGCTGTAGTTTATTATTCTTGTCAAAGTAGTATCCTGCTGGTGGAACAAATTTAATCAATGAACCAACTACAACATATTGAAATACTGTGCTAGTTGTAGTTCCTACTGCAATTGGAGAGCCATTTGGCCATTGTGTTGAATACGTAGCATTTCTAAAATATCCTGTGGTCTCGTTTGCTAATGTTGTACTTTGATTCCAAGAATACCCAGCGGTAGCGCCAGCATTTACTGTTTGTCTTGGAAAGTTAGCATAATAAAACTGACGCATAGTGTTATAACCTAGTTGAGGTTGAACTTGATTTGTAATAACGTCAGCAATCTCGTTGCGGTTAACCCATGAGAATAAAATTGTAGGAAGAATATTTTGTTGCCATAATCCACCATCGCTACCAAAACTATTTGTTGATGAATATTTTCCAGTGTTGTCGACTAAGTCAAGATATCGACTTGTGCCGATACTTGCGCGATTTAACGCTTTAGATTTAATAATAGAATTATATTGAGTATACGGGAAGAGGTTATAATCCTCACCGTTGACCATGCGATTCTGTGTATAGTATCGAGCAGGCGCACGTTGTTTGATTTCAGCAATAGGTTCGCGTGCCTGTGAATTGCTTACAGGTTGTGTAATGCCACAAGTGAATGTAATTGTTTGTAGATTGCCATTGCGATCGATATAGCTAATTGGCAACACAACCGCTTGCATTTCTTCAGGGTTAATAATATATTGTAAACCGTTGGAGCTACGGACATAAGCGCGGAATGTACCTACTGGGATTTCAGAGAATACACCATCACCGAACACCATTGTAATTTGATCGTTTGTGCGGCTAGTGGTAGTAAAAATTGGGCGTAGTTGAGTACCAACTTGCTCTGCGCCAGCAGCATAAATGTTTTCAGTATATGCCCATTCGCGGCTAATATTACCAACGTTGTCTAGTTGAAACAACCAGCGGTCTTCGTTGTTAATACCTTCAATATTAATATTAACTGTACGGTTAGCAATACGTTCCGCTAAGTTGAAGTCTTGATTTTGCAAGACACCTTGTTTAAATGAGAAGAAGTATCCTGTGTTAGCAGAGTTATATCCCAGTTGGTCATTGCGATACAAGATGTTAAACGTTGTGTTAGGTACTGGACTTGGCTCGTAAACATAGTCCTTGCCTGCCATTGTTGAAGTCACTGCTTCAAAAGGCATGTTAATACCGTCAACTGTGGCAGTATAAGGAATAACTGGCAAGAATCCTGCAACTAAGTTAATACCGTATTCTTCAGTTCTAACACCAAGAATAGTTTGGCGTGCGCCTGGGCGGCCAACACGTTGGCTGTCAACTAAACTAGCGTTAATGATAGCTGTAAATTGTTCTTGCCAATCGGGGTTTGTTGGATCAGCCCAATCAACAGTGACATTGCTCAAGTTAACACCATTGTAGTCAACTACGTTCTCTGTGGTACTTACTGAAAATACTTTTAAATATCCGCTGGCTGCTGTGTTGCGTTTAGCAGTATAGCTGACTAAGTTTGCAAGTTGAGTGACTGAATCGCGACGTTCTGCTGTATCAAGGTAGTTTTCGCGGGTGTTTAAGTCAGTGCGGAATGCAAGTGCTTGGCCCATAAATGCAATGATGTCAAGCAAGGCAATGAATTCAGACGATTCAATGTAATCATTGAATGTTTCAGGGTAATACAAACGCAAGTAATCTACAAAACTTTTGCGCAGAGTTTCAAAGTCGTAGCTTTGGAAGTCAGCTTCGCGATAGGTTTGATAGATCTGTTTCCAGTCTTCTACGCCAAAAATTGCGGTTTGTCTTGTTGTCTTTGCCATTTGTTTTTACCTTGATATTTTATTTATCGAGATCAAAAACGGCTAACTTAAACGTATGTTGCGTTTCGTTGTTGGAGGTCAAAGAATAAACTTAGCCGCTCGGCGTCTGTAGTGGCTACAATTTGCAATTGGATCTCTATCAGAATACCATTTTCTTGAGGATACGATTGCACGTCAGTGATAAAGATTCGCGGGTCGCCGCCGGCAACTCTTTGTACTTCTTGCTGTATGCTAGCTTGTAATTCTTCTAATTGGTTTTCAAACAAGTAATCCCAGATTACAGTACCGTATCCTGGGCGGCCGGGCAACTGTCCTTGGCGTATATTAAAAGCGTTAAGTAAGTCTCTTTTGATCAGAGGGAAGCCGGTCAAAGTAAACTTCTTTGGCTGATTTTGTGTATTAAACCCGATAAATGTTTGTGCCATATTCTTATTTATTGCTTAAAATTACACAAAACCATTCACGTCTGGCGGACCGTAATTGGGCACTGGAATCTTAGGATTGCCAAGAACACGCTGTGACGCTGCGTTTAGTGTTGCTCGATTTGTTGTATCTGTAGCAACTGGAGGTACTTCAGTTTCCTTAAATGGCTCGGGGATTTTAGTTTCTGATAAGTTAACTGCAAAAGCACCGTTGCTCATGTTTTTATCAAATGCTGCCTTAACGTCAGAAGCAATAGCAGCGCCCTTGGCATATAACTCTGTGTTTTGCAAACTCTTGGATGCGTTTAGTGCCATACCAGCGAGACCGCTTGCGCCCAGAGCGTCAGTAGGAATCCCTACAGCTTTTAGGCCAGCAACACCTTTGGTCATTAAATCTTGTTGTATGTTGCTCTGTAGTCCTGGATTTGACAGTATTCCATCAACTCCTTTAACTCCGTCTTTGCCAGTAAACACACTGGTACTCTTTAACACTGACGATACTAAATTTGACCCCGATTGTACAAGGGCGCTTGTTCCTGGTTTTACGTATCCAGCAGTTTCTAATTGTTTAATATCAAACCCAAAAGATCCAACTCCTTTGGTGTTGGTTAACTTATCAGCAGCCTGTCCTACTATTTTTTTACCTTGCGCAAGTACCGCTGTCATTGACGGAAGGCTTATATTTCCTAGTGGTGCTAGTGCAGTGTCTTGTTTAGCATAATCAGCAAGATTTATACCATCAGTTGCTGGATTAGATATTGCTTTTTTAACAGTGGAAATTGCAGTGTCGGCAACAGAACTTACCGAAGCTAACGCACCGCTGGCTGCTTTGCCAATAGCGCCAGTTGACGAAGAAATGCCGCCGCCTAAAGCGCCAGTTATTCCGGACAATGCTTGTCCTACCTGAGCTTGCGCTGCTGTTAATCCTTTTGCAGCTTGACTAGCGGCATTGAGGATGTCGCCAGGCTTTAGCCCGACTAATGACCCTGTGTTATATTGAGTATCAAATATAGCCTTTGCTTGTTCAAACGTCAGGCCTTCGGGTCCTTTGATTTCAAAAGTTTTACCGTCATCTGAATTAAATTTGTATGATGCCATATTACACCGCCGTTATTTCTACGCCAGGAGGAACAGGCTCTGCACCAGGCGGTGGTGTTGGCTCGCCTTCTTCGAATTGTACTTTGACGTCCACACCTTTGTTATGATAAGGATATGGCTCGTGTGTTGGGGCGCGACTTACGATACTTTCTAGTGCGCCCTCACTAACTTCCCAGCCAGTGCTGGTATTAAATTCAGTGTCATCAAGAATTGTTTTTGTAATTGGGTTAGGAGTTTTAACTTTTCCAGCAGCAGGACCATTAAGATCAATAGCCCCAGCTTTTAATGCAATTGAATCGCCGCCGCTCCATCCCCCGCTAGCACTGTCTAATGTTAACGTGCCATCGGCTTTAACGCCAACTGCTGCCTTGCTATAGATTGTAATATCTGCTTGTGCTGATATTATTAAATCTGTTGCAGATTCTAATTGCATAGTTTCGTTGCTTTTGATGTTAACATTGCGTCCAGCAAACATATTAATATCTCGATCAGCATGCAAGTTAATATCGCCTTTGGTGCGAACGTTTACAGAGTTTGTTGAATAAATGTCAACTGTTCCTTCAACTCCGAACTCTAACCATGTTTGTCCATTAGCATGAATAAAATAGAAAAAGTTATCAGTATCACTCATGGTAATCTGATGACCTTTTGATGTGCGTAATCGCAGCATGGCATTATTGCCGTCAAGGTCGCCGTCGTCCATTACAAGACTGTGTCCGCCTACTCGACCAATCACTTTGGCTTGATTTGGCTTTACTTCGCCGGCATTGATTTTCTTCCGTATGTCGTTTGGTGACATACCGCCTTGGTATATTGCTGTACCCGGAGTACTAACGCCAAAAACTGCACTTGGTGTTTCTCGTTGACTACTAGATTTAATTGGACCACGCTCGGGATCTTTAATCAATCCTTGTTGGAACATTGCACTAGCTACATAGCTTTGAACTGGTTTTTCTGCATTGTAAAACTGAGGATTGTTAATAATAGAGTCGTTGAGTGTATTAACTTCTGTGACTGGTAATTGTGTAGCCCCGTTAAAATACGCCGCTTGGCTTTTATTTGTTGTTTTATAATTACTTTCTGCACCAACCGCAGGTACCATGTGTCCAATGCCTTGGTCTGGAACTACGCCAATGTAATAACCTTGTGAGCGATCGCCGTTTACAAAAACACACATTACAGTGACGCCGAGGTCTGGGGGAGTAAACCACATCCCGTAGCTAGTTTGATTTCCAGGATAATACCCAACTTCTTTGTTTCCGCCTGTCGATGTAGGCAACGGTGTTTGTCCAAAGAACGAAGGCATATAACTTACTGTAGTCCACTTTGTTTCATCGTCAGCATTAGCTTCGCCACCGTCAGCAAACGCTTCAATGTAAACTTGCAAGCGGCCGCTGCGAGTTGGGTCAACGTTGCTCTTTACTACGCCAAGGAACGGGCCGCCTTCAGCAGGTACGCCACCGCGATCGAGTTTATACCCTTGTGGACGACCTCTACTTCTTTGTATATTTTCTGCCATTTACTTTCCTTAATCTCCGCCTGTAAAGTTTCCTAATGGATCTGTTGCTGGCACTGGGGCGTCTGCTTCTCCTATTTTTTTAGGAGCAAAAAAGTTTGCAAAACCAACAAGTACACCGTTGCTAGATACTGGCTTAGCAGGTGGTGCGACAGCAACATTATCTGTTAATCCTGTGGGGTTGCCAAGCGCATCAGTTAACGGAACTTCTACAGTTGCAGTCGGTGCAACGCGAGTGGTATTCACATTTTGTGTAGCTGCAACTTTGGCAGTCACCCCTTGTGTTGCAGATCCTCTAGTTTGTTGCGCTCTCGCTGCAAGTCTTTGTGTTTCTGCATTATTTTCGTCTGTACTATTTGTAGTTGGCGCTCCGGGTGCTTTGTTCGTGCCATCAGGAATTGGGAACATGTATATACTACCTTCGATGGTCTGCTCGAATCTTCCTTGTCGGAATTCGCTAGTGACTTTGGTAGCTTGGTACACATTGCTTTGTATTGGCTGTCGTACACCACCTGATCTTGCATACGGGTCAGCTAATCCTGATCCAAGGTCATAATCTTCCGGTCGCTGCCAAGCTATTTCAAACATCACTTGTTGACTATCAAAATTAATAGTACCGTCAGGATTAAATGCACTGTAGTTAAATGCGGTAGGGCTTACTCCTGCAAAGACACTACCTTGTTGTATCCAAGCCGGGTCACCAACAATACGTATCTTTGCTCGAGCTAAATCACTCGGGCTGTACAAATATTCTGCTGCGTTAGCAGCAACTTCGTTGCCTTTGAGTTCGGCACCAATTGAGCTTTCGTTGCTACGTGGTTGATACGTGTAGAATGGAATTTCTCTCATACTACTTGTATATTTTTTACGCAATTGAGCCGCGGCACTATTTTCTGGAGAGTCACCGGTGACTGTAATATTGTACAAACTGTTAAATGTCTGCTGGAAATCTATCACGGCTGTGTTCATGCCAGTAAACCAGTATGGATAGCTTTTGTGAATTCCTTTAAACTTGCTGGTAGGGAAATACTTGCTATCAAAATTTTGCAACAGATAAGGACTGATTGTAAATGTTATTTCGTATGCGTAATCGTTGCGCAACGTGTCATACTTTGTTGGAACTGCACTCATACTAATTTGATACCACTTAACTGGATTGTTTCTTGCAGAATCCTTTACCTGAGTAGTACCATCTTCGTTTTCTACTACCAATGCTTGCTTGCTAATATAACTGCTGTTGCGAATTGCTAAGTCGATTGCCTGTAAAATTTGTTGTCCAGCAGTAATTGTAAAATTACGAACACTAACATCCATTTTACTTTTCTCTGACAGCAACGCATTTGGATCTTCAGTTGCAGGCTTTGCTTGTGGCGTTGATTTATGATTTACTTTTGCACCAGGTAAAACCACGGTTGCATCTCTAATATCTTCAGCACCATTGGCCCAGACTATTTTATAAGTGTCTGCTCGCTGATAGATGTTGCGGGTCACTAGATCTTGTTGGAATTCATTCATGGCTCCCATCAGACCTTGAGTTATTGTTTTCTTTGGTGTTAACGCTGAATTTGCAGTCGGCGGCGCTTGTGTGGTGTTTGCATTAATAGCATTATCAACTGCACGAACTGATGCTTGTGTAGATGCTGCTGTCGTTGACGCTCCTGGGGTAGACGACGCTGGAGTGTTAGCAGAGAATATAACATCACCGCCTAGTAATTTTCCAACAGTAGTTGCACTTAGCTCAACGTCATATGGTACTGTGCCACGGCGTGTTGTTCCTGCAATTTGTTGTCCAACTGCGGCACAATCAAATTCGTAGCTAACTAGTTTGCTGCCTACGCTCCAGTTAATTTTCTTAATCAAGAAAGGAATAAACTTTTCTGTAATAGCATTAGGGTCACTTAACCCATCTGGGCCAACAGCACCCACTTTTTGTAGAACACCATTTTCGTCATAGCCATACCAACGTATTACCATTAGATATGTGACTGCGGTGTAATTAATTTTTCCTGCACCATCCTTGGGCACATGATCTTGCACAGCCTGATATAATCGATCTAACAATGTAATGCCATTTGGCTCAACTACAGTAAATTTAATTCCTGTGACCATGTGTGCGGCGCCTGTGTTTTTTCCAGGCAATGCGTTGTCAATGCTTATAGAGTCAATGTAGAAATCGTTGTCGAACGCAGGATTTCTACCAGCATCTGGAGTGTTAACTGCTGCTGCCGTAGCCTGTGCCTCAGTATCAAACAACTGACTTGTTTGAGCAGTAGCTGATGGTCCGCGAGCACCCCCTGTGTTATTTGGTGCACCGCCTGATTGAAATAACAAATTATAACCATTAACTGTTTTCTTTTTAGTAGCTAACATTCGCTGGTATTGTTGCGGTGTCATTAGATACACAGAAGCTGTGTATGTGTAGCTAGCAAATCTATCTAAAATATTAGGTTGTGGTTTGATAACTTCGCTTGCATTAAAATTCTGATTTAGATCTTTTTCTGTTTGTACTCTAGAATTATTAGCAGCGTCGTCGCCAGACGATGCACCTGCATTAGTTAATGGTACATTAGGTGGCGTAAGACCACCGCCATAATCGCCGCCATAGTCATAAGTTGGTGCAAGAACTTCTGCTACAAATCCACCGTCATAATCGCCACCGGGATTTGTAATAGACTGTGTTGTACTTTGTGTACGCACTGGAGCATCTAGCCCAAAATCTCCACCACCGTTATCCGTAGTTTCAGTTTCGTTGGCATTTGACGGAGAAGTAGTTGGGGGTATTGCAACTATTCTACCATTGGCATTTAATTCTAACTCTGGTGGATCTAGTGGTCCTGGCATGTTAGAATCCTAGCGCGGCTTTTAGCGTGTCAATTTTTGGCAGATAAATGGTTGTTCCCACTTTAAAATCTAGCGGTGGCGCTTGCAAAGTGTTAGGGTTTCGTTGATAGAACACCCACCATAGCTGACCAGTTTGATACAAGTCATATGCTAATAAATCAGGACGATACTGATATGTTTGATTAATTGTAAATTGCAAATCGTCATCTTCTTTAGGTATAGGTCTATTGACCATTTTGTCTAAAAAGAATTGACTATACTCTGTGGCATAGTAGGGACTTGTTGAATCATAGGTAGCAGCCATTACCAGAATCCTCCTTTAAGTAGATCACCGTTGGCAAAGCTCTTGAGGCTAAATTGCTGACTAACTTGTGATCTAGTTTGCACAGGCAATAATGTAATATTCATTTGCATTTTAGTAGGCACATAAGTTGACCGGTTCACATTGTTTACTGACCCTAGCACTGATCCAAACGCCGGTAATACTGGTGTTGCACCAGGTTGTAGAGATCTTCCAAAATTGTCAATAGCATTGCTTAATCGGTTTAATACCGATGCCGCAGGGCTTGTTGCTGTTGTGCTTTTACTTACACGGTTTATCATGTTGGTGCCATAGTTATTAGGATTATTAGCCCTAATATAATCAACATCGCTTGGCATAGTATATTGAAAATTAGATACCAAACAAGGATGTCCGTTAAATTGGAAATCCCCTAGACCCACTAGATACACCAACGGAGGAGGTGCACCGCGTTGTGCGTCCTTGCCATAAAACATTTTGGTCACAGAGCGGAAGAAGTGAATAACTGCCAACAAATATTGTGCTTCTTGTGTATCCTGTGCTGTAAAGTTTGCAGTGAGGTTAATATCCCCAACCTTACTGTTTTTATAGAAGTATCCTCGATAATTTGAGTGAGTCAAATCGTATTGCTCGTAGTTTGCTGAGTACGTCGTTTGAATCTCTGGAGTGTAAGGAAAGATAACTCCATTGCTGTCTGCTAATGGTTTTAAGATTCCTGGAGGATTTGCTTTGTATAGATAATCTGCACCTTCTGCAAGTACTAGGCGCACACGCCAGTCATTATTGCCTGGTTGTTTATATCGCGCCTGAAGTGTTGCTTGTTGTTTAGCCTTGGCAATTGTTGCTGCTTGGGCCGCTGCTTGGGCCGCCACATCAATTGCATCTTCATTTTGAAGCAATTGGCGATTGGTGATTTGATCTTCTTCGAGTTGTGCAATCTGTTCGTCTGTTAAAGGGTTAACATCCTCCGGGCCAAATACAGCCGGTTCTTGGTTATCAAATTCTTCCTGAGCGGCTAGGCGGGCAGCTTCAAACGGATCCTGGTCGTCTACTATTTGGTTTTGTTCAGCCACTATTGCATCAGCTTCGGCTTGAGCTGCCAAGACCGCAGCGATTTCTGGATCTTCGTTTGGGTTCACCGGGGCAGGGCTGTAATCAATATTGTTGTCGGCCATAATTTTATTCCTATACCTTATTTACCCAAAATTTTAACGGCGCAGTTTATAAAAGGTTGACAGGTACTACAAAAGTGTTATAATAAGTATAGATTAGGAGACACAGTCAACCATGACTTTATTACCAAAACCCGCTCCCAGAGTTAACTATCTTAACAACAGGGACATTCTTAAGGAAATTCACCTCAGCAAAAACAATTACTGTTGGTACCGCGATAGAGTAAATGATCATCAATATGATATTATTTTGCCTAGCGTAGACAAGATCAATCAGCGCACAATAGTAGAAGCACGTAAAAATCGTGCTGACCGTATCAAGCGCGAAACTGGCGAAGTTATTGATCAAAAGAAGATCCCAAACACAGATTTAGTGTTTCGCATTACGTGCTGGGACCACATCCCAAAAGCTCCAAAAAAATTAACCAAAGCAGAAGCTAAAAAACGCAAGCTAGAAGAAATACTAGATCTTGACGATGCTACCGAAGAAGATCCTCTAGCGGATATTGTAGACGTGCCTGTGCTGGACATGAACCACGTTAGAGTTAACTTTCCACCGTTTGAACACTACCGAATTGACGACGAAAAAACGCCGTTTTTGGTGGGTAGATCGCACTGGAAGGGCGACTTAGATACTGGAGAGTTCTGCAAAGATCACGGTCAAATGACACGAAAATTGGCCACAATGTTTATGAAATTGTGCGAACGCTATGCTACACGTAGCAACTGGCGTGGCTATACTTACAACGAGGAAATGCGTGGACAAGCTCTTTTACAACTTAGTCAAATTGGTCTACAGTTTGACGAGTCAAAATCACAGAACCCGTTCGCTTACTATACCGCTGCGATCACTAATAGTTTTACACGCATTCTTAACATTGAGAAAAAGAACCAAAATATACGAGATGATATCCTTGAAATGAACGGGCTCAATCCTTCATGGACTCGTCAGAACTCGGGTAAAACTAGTATGGCTGCTATGTCCGGACCGGTTGTATCTAGCTTAGACGAATGACGCAAAAGGTTTTGTATATAACAGAATCAACTTTTGATTTTTCTCAAGTTGATTCTAGTTCAACGCTAGTTAACAGCTATAAAGAAAACTTGTCGCCCGGTGTATATCACACATCACTGGGCGATCTACAAGTGGATCAAATTATTCGATTGTCTTCTCAATTTGACATCATTAAATTTGAATCACGAGGATTCGATGTTGATAGTACAATCTACAAAGAGTCGTTGACCTTGTTTCAATACTTGTGTAGGCGAGATACAACCTTTCAGCCTAACATTCGGCCGAACATTCAGCGATTTACTACACACCCCGATATTGATAACAGATTAGATCAACCTATGTTGTGGATTTTTGGATGCAGCTATAGTCACGGCACTGGGCTACGATCTAATGAACTTAACTACGGACAATGGTTATCCCAATATCTTAACTTACCACTAAAGTTAATTACAAAACCGGGTAGCAGTTTGGCTTGGAGTTATCGGCATCTACTTAATTCCTGCATACAAAAGCATGATACTGTGATATGGCAACTGACTACTCCAGGACGATTGAGCCAGTTCAATGGCAAACATGTTGAGGAAATCGTACTTAATTCTAGTTTGGATCGTAAACTAATAGATAGCATTACTGATGAACAATTGTATTTTAACCAGTTGAGCTTGCTCAACACAGGAACTAAATTTTTACAAGCAATTGGTTGTAAATTTGTAATAACTTCAATTAGTGATTTTGGCGCAATTTATGACTATGTGTCAGAATATGTTAAGTATCCAGAGTACTGTTCTAACTACGGATTGCACCTTGACAACGGCACAGATGGCGTACATCCAGGTCCTTTGAGCCACAAGGCTATTGCTCAACGCATACTGAATCATGTACAATCAAGCAATGACTAACTTATTCAAAAAAGCCGCAATCTTCACTGACATTCACTTTGGCCTAAAGTCAAATTCCGTTCTCCACAACGAGGACTGTTTGGCTTTTGTTAAGTGGGCGACTCAAAAAGCCAAAGAAGAAGGTTGCGAAACCTGCATGTTCTTAGGTGATTGGCACAACAACCGATCTACTCTAAACATTGTCACGCTGAACTACAGCCTGCAAGCATTGGAGCATCTAAATGACAACTTTGATCATGTGTACTTTATTCCTGGTAATCACGATCTTTACTATCGCGATAAACGGGATATCCAAAGTGTTGAATGGGCAAAGCATCTCCCAAATGTACATATTTGCAATGATTGGTTTGACAGTGGTGGCGTTGTTATTGCACCTTGGTTGTGCGGTGATGACCATAAACGCTTGTCTAAATTAAAAGGACAATACTTGTTTGGGCACTTTGAATTGCCTGGTTATTTGATGAACGCAATGGTGGAGATGCCGGATCATGGGGAATTGCAAAGAGATAGTCTTGGGGGATTTGGTCATGTGTACACTGGACATTTTCACAAACGCCAGACTAAAAAGAATATCACCTACATTGGTAATGCGTTCCCTCACAACTATGCGGACGCTGGTGACGACGAAAGAGGTCTCACAATTCTGGAGTGGGGAAGACCGCCTGAATTTCATCAATGGCCTGCTCAACCGACGTACAGGGTCTACGGTTTGGCAAACCTCATTGACAACGCTGCTACGCTTCTTAAACCCAAAATGCATGTCCGTGTCAATTTGGATATTGAGATAAGCTACGAAGAAGCCAACTTCATCAAAGAAACGTTTATCAAAACTTACGAACTTCGTGAAATGTCATTAATTCCTAATAAGGCTTCGGGAGTAGATGAAGACATGGCTCCCGGTGATGTTAAGTTTGAATCAGTGGATCAAATTGTGACCGACCAACTTACGAATATCGAGTCCGAATTCTACGACAACAAACTACTATTAAAGATTTACCAGAGCCTATGATTCGATTTAAAAATTTAACTGTAAAAAACTTTATGAGTGTGGGCAATGCCACACAAGGTATCAACTTTGACCGTAATGACCTTACACTAGTTCTAGGTGAGAACTTAGATTTAGGCGGTGATGGTAGTCGTAATGGCACAGGTAAAACCACAATTATCAACGCCCTAAGTTATGCACTCTATGGCAACGCTCTTAGCAACATTCGCAAGGACAACCTTGTAAACAAAACTAACGGCAAAGGCATGTTGGTTAGTTTAGAGTTTGATGTTAACGGTAAAGAATACAAAATTGAACGTGGACGCAAGCCCAACGTTCTAAAGTTCTACGTCAATCACGAAGAACAAGCAGCCACAGACGAAGCACAAGGCGAGAACAAAGAAACACAAGAAGCAATCGAACGCATCCTAGGCATGAGTCACGACATGTTCAAGCATGTTCTTGCGCTTAACACATATACTGAACCGTTTTTAAGTTTGAAAGCAAACGACCAACGCACTATCATTGAGCAGTTGTTGGGTATCACGTTGCTCTCTGAACGTGCAGACAAGATCAAAGAACTAAACAAACAAACTAAAGATGCTATCTCACAAGAAGAGTTTCGTGTTAGAGCTTTACAAGAAGCAAACAAACGAATCGAAGAGCAAATCGAAAGTTTAAAACGTCGTAGCGGATTGTGGCAAAAGAAAGTAGACAGCGACCTAGCATATCTAGCGGCTCAATACGATGAGCTTTCTAAGATTGATATTGAAGTTGAATTACAGGCGCACCGTGACTTAACTGTTTGGAATGTAAAGAAACAACAAGCCGATGCCTACAACGCATTGGTCGCTAGAGAAACAGCTTGGCGGCAAAAACACACAGCAGAAGTGGCAGCAGCCGGACGTGCTTATTTAGACAAGAATCGCATCAATATAGAAACTGAGTTGGCGGCGTGGGCGTCTTTAGCAGCATACAATCAAAAAGCCAAAGACATTGCTGACTTAGAAAAACTCATTGCTCGATGTGTTGCAGACGAAGCAAAAGAAACCAAACTTGTAGACAAGTTAAAAGCCGAAGTCGAAGAACTAAAGAATCACAAGTGTTATGCTTGCGGTCAAGACTTCCACGACACTAATCACGAATCGGTGTTAGCAGCAAAAGAAAAGGCATTGCAAGAAGCAGCCTTACAAGCACTGGCTACTAACACACAGTGGATCGAAAACACCGATGCGTTAAAGGCATTAGGTGAACTAGGTACAAAGCCGTCGACCCACTACAAAACAGAAGCAGAAGCTATCCGACATTCTAGTGAGCTCAACAGTTTGAAGGCAGCGTTGGATGCCAAAGAAGCAGAAACTAATCCGTTCTCCGAGCAAATTGACGAATTAGAAGAAGTTGTTGTGCCTCCGCAACCCACAACGCACTACGACAAAGAGTCTGAAGCAATTGAGCACCGCAGCCGAGTAAACAATTTGCTAGATCAGATTTCTAAAAAGGGCGAAGAGAAAGATCCGTATACAGAACAAATTGAAGACATGCAAAAGCAAGCACTTCAAACCGTTGACTACAACACAATCAACGAGCTTACACGACTGCAAGAGCACCAAGAGTTCTTACTCAAGTTATTAACTTCTAAAGATTCATTTGTTCGCAAGAAGATTATTGAACAAAACTTGAGTTATTTGAATCAACGACTAACACATTATTTGGATCGCATTGGCTTGCCACATACTGTGAAGTTCCAGAATGATTTAACTGTAAGCATTGAAGAACTAGGTCGTGAATTAGATTTTGACAACTTGAGTCGCGGCGAGCGCAACAGGTTGATCTTATCAATGTCGTGGGCATTCCGTGATGTATGGGAATCGTTGTATCATCCAATTAACTTGTTGTTTATTGACGAACTTATTGACAACGGTTTGGATACTAGCGGTGTAGAAAACGCATTAGGCTTGCTTAAGAAGATGAGTCGTGAGCGAAACAAATCTATTTGGCTTGTTTCTCACAGAGACGAGTTAGCCGGACGAGTTGAGAATATACTCAAAGTAGTCAAAGAAAACGGCTTTACAAGTTATAATACTGATATCGATGTCGCGTAATATAAAAGTCTTACACTTAGAACCAACGGATGTATGTCAAGCGGCATGCCCGTTGTGTGCTCGCGAAACCGATCCAGACTTTCGAAAAGATCGCCAGCATCATCTAGACATGCACAAGATTGCAAAAGTATTCGATGATGAGCAAATTGCAAAGTTAGATAAAATGTTTATGTGCGGCAACTACGGAGATCCCGCTGCTGGCAAATACACATTGGATATCTACAAGTCTTTTAGAACAATCAACTCCAACATTGTGCTAGGTATGAATACTAATGGTGGAATACAAACTTCTTTCTGGTGGCACGAGTTAGGACGCATCATGAATCAGAGACTTGATTATGTTGTGTTTAGTATCGACGGGCTAGAAGATACAAATCAAGTATATCGAAAAAATGTTTCCTGGTCCAAAGTAATGGCTAACGTTGAGGCATTTATTGCAGCAGGTGGCTCAGCACACTGGGATATGCTTGTATATAAACACAATCAACATCAAGTAGACGAGTGCGAACAGCTCGCTCGTGACATGGGATTTAAATGGTTCCGTGCTAAAGTTAGCAAGCGTGGATTTACAGATAGACTTGAGCAACCAATTGGGTGGCAAGTACCAAATGTGCAATCTACAAAAGTTAATTGCTATGCGTTAAATGAGCAAAGTGCATATATTGATGCACAAGGACGCCTTGGCCCGTGTTGCTGGCTTGGGTCAAGACAAAAAGATTTTGTCACAGATTTTGGTGAAATACAAAGTTCCTGGAACAGTTTACAGCCAAATATTGTATGTTTAGATGTATGCGGAACCGCAGATTCTAATACAAGTTTCACGAATCAATGGCAGCGAAATACAGAATTATCATAAAATTTAATCACAGGCAGCAACAAGATAACTATGCTACATGACATGGCTTTACAACAATCAACCGGTAGAAACTCTCCCCGACGATTGCGTGGGCTATGTTTACATGATCACTAATCTCACAAACGAACGCAAATACATAGGCAAAAAACTAGCAAAATTCTCTAAGACAACATATAAAACAGTCAAACTCAAAAACGGCACTAAAAAGAAAAAGAAGATTAAATCTAAGATTGATTCAGATTGGCAAGACTACTACGGTTCTAGCCCTGAACTAACCAAAGATGTTGAATCCCAAGGCAAAGACAATTTTAAACGCGAAATACTTTATTACTGTAAATCAAAAGCAGAGTGCAGTTATATCGAAGCAAGAGAACAATTTTCACGCAGAGTGCTAGAATCCAAAGACTGGTACAATGGACATATTCAAGTCCGTGTACATGGCAGTCACATAATCAACAAACTAAACGGTTAAGCAGTTAAGGCCCGCACAAGCCAATATCGTGTGCCCTATACCTGGATCTTGGATCGCAGGGAGTGGAAGCCTCGCCGCGCTAGCGAGCACTCAATCACTATCCTTAACAGGACGACGATCACTAATTGCTGTGGTTTGATTGTTTGAAGACGAATAAAAAGCTAAAAAGACGCTACCGTGGGGTAGCACGTTTGTACGTATGT